TAACCTTTAACTCTCTCTGTACGCAACTCTGATGTAAACTCCCCAACCCTTCTGTCATTTTTACCAGGACAATCAGGTATAACTATTTCTTCTTCTTTTTTTTCTGGAATCGTAGCATCTGGTGTTTGTGTTTCTGGTAAAGGTGGTGTCTCATTATTAACAGGTGCTTCTTCTGTAATGACCAAATTTTCAGGTGTATAGTCAAGAGGAATGAAACTAGGAAATGGTACATCGCACGTTGTATATACACCATTAGGATCTTCTAATAATAAATTACGATTACCAGTATTCTTTATATCTCGATGTTGATATGTACAACCAGGAACATCTATATCAGGTGGTTTTGCTATCTCTATGTAATGTGGGCTATATATCTCTGGAACGTTTGGAATATAGATCTCAGGGATATAGATCTCAGGTATTTCCAATTATATTTTTGATTCGCTCATTGTTGGTGGTATTGGTAAAGATGGGCCAGTAAGATCAGGTAATCCTTTTTCTAATACTTTAGGCATCATTCCCTGTACATTTCCAAGAATTTCATTCATAACTCTTGTTTTAAATTGTTCTGATGTTACATATTTGTATGCAAAGTACGTTCCACCACTCATGGAAGCTACCATTAGAAATGAGATAATACTCAATACATTTGCAATTTTTTGGAACATATGTGGAAAGAAGCGTTTGCTAAAGCATTAGTACCCGTAACTTGGGGAGTTCTTGCTTTGATAATAGGTCTAAGCCCACTATATCTAATAGGTGGGATAATGACTAGACAAATACACGAAAAGATTAATTAGTCAGCAGGGTCGGGTGTATTTCCCTCTGCTACCCACTTAAGATATTCTTGATAATCGGTGTTTGCTTCGTCATAAGGAATATATGTCATTGTATCAACTTTGATAACTGATGATTGTTTTCCAAAAGAATCTAAACTATTTAATTTGTATTTTTTTGCCATAATTAAAGCTCCGCAGTAAAAAGTAAACCGCCAGTATTATTAATATTATATAATCTAATTCCTTCATCATTACTAATTCCTGTACTGACTGTTACTAGTACAGCAACCATATTTAAACCAGCTTGGTCGAAAGTAATATTACTGACAGCGTGTTCTCCACCATCTCTAGTATAGTAAAAATCACTAGCCGATCCAAGTAAAGTAAAACTTGGTGTTGACCTCATAGAAGTCATTAATCTATACGGGATATAAGCTTTGGTATTATATACTCCATTTCCTGTAGCCATACAATCGTAAGTTCCATTACCAGCACCAAGTTTTTGACAATATCGTTGACACTTTAATAATTCATCAGCAAATGATCTATGCTCAAAATCTGTTGCCACGCTGCCTACCTCTAATTGAAGTCCTGTAATTTCTAAAGTTGCATCATTTGTTGTGTACCATGTGCTTGTATTATCAGGAGTTCTTGCTGCTCCATCATAAGCTGCCCATTGGTTTAATGTTGCACTACTAGCTGTCCTACCTGTGCCACCAAACGGAAGTATTCTTATCTCAAGTCCTCTTCCAGTATCGTTATCAAACTGTAAATTTGAATTACCAGGTATTGTTTTTGTAACTTTAGTCCAAGTATCAGCACTTAAAGAACCTGTTTCAAATGGATAATTTTGTGATGTTCCATCATCAGTTACAAGATGACCAAAAAAGTTTTGTGCAACACTCGATTTAATCCAAAATTGTAAAGTGATATTACTAGAACTTGAAGTATAATTCCACCCACTTTTTGCAACATCTTGTGACTCTATAGAGTATTTAATATCTATAATGTCAGAAGTACCAGCACCACTTGTTTGGTTTCCGTTTGTAATTCTATATGCCTTTCTAAATCCTGATGTATAAGGTGTAGTTCCACTTGCAACATCTACTTGTGACTGTGTTGGGTTTTCATCAGTATCGGCAAAACCTACTTCAATTCTATCAACAGTTTGATAACCTCCAGTCGTAGATGACGTGCCACGTTGAGCCACGTTCATAGCTCCGTTAATTATTAAATTACGATTTTGTCTGTTACTTAAGTTGGCAGTACACGTTCCATCAGTATTGTTGATGGTTAAAGCAGCCGTTGATGCTGAAACTCCTTTTATCGAATTTACCTTGATCTCTGACATAATTAACTAGGTTTTGGGTTAGCGTCTTTTACCGCTTTTATAACATTATAAAAGCCAGCAAATTTAGTTTTTAAATCTGAATCTGCCTCTATCGCATGAAATAACGTATCAAGCTGTTCTCCTATTTCTGGATATGTCCTTGCTCTGGCTCGCTTATAACCATTTGCTGCAATCTCAGCTTTAACTTTTGTTTCTTCCGCAGCAATAGCAGCTTCTTCATCTGAAGTAAGCTCAACAAATTTTCCGTTTATTAATTTATTCATTATCTTTTAACTCCATATACAACATAATTTCCTTGTTCTAAATTACCTACATTCATATAAAGTTTAAACCCATTTGGATAATATGTAGTACCTCCATCATAAAAAGCTGATCCAGAAATACCTCTTACATAAGTTGCATTTTCGTGGAAAATACCATGCCAAAATACTGCGTTTCCATGATACCCATTTTCTGCACTTGTCTTAGGATATATTTCAAAAATAAGTTGACAACCTTCATTTAAATCGTGACCCATATCGTCAGTTACTTCGACTTTATCTGCGTTTTCAGCAATGTAATTAGTACTCGCTCCATAATATCTTCCAAAATTCCAATCATACGCTGCTGTTGTTTGATCGGTAGAGTTTTGTCTCCATCTAAAACTTAATCTTCTACCTTGTTCCGATGGTTTGTGATTCCATAACATTTTAAAATATTTATATGTTGTTGTATCTAAATTATCTACAGAAACAGTTGAAACAGCAGAAGTCCAAGAAGCGTCTGTAATCTTTACTAAATCAATATCTGAAGTTTTTGCAATAGTGCCATCTGCTGTATCAGGAAGAGTTAAAACTCTGTTATTGCTAGATGATGAGGGTGCTTGTAAGCTGAAAGACCCACCACCTGATGCTGCATTTAATTTAATCTTTGCTGTCATTGTTAACTAGGTTCAGTAGGAAAGGTAACAGAACTCATATCTAAATTACCATCAGAATCAAGTTCAGGCGATGCACTAGCTGGTAAATCACGCAAACTTTGACGATAAGTTTTCCATTCTGTCTTTTTACTTGTACTAAACGGTGAATCAGTAAGAACAACCCAATCACAAGCTGTTAACAGTCTATCTCTTTCTACTCTTAATAATCTCATTGCTTCTGCATTAGTTAATCTAGTTACTTCAGCATCTATTTCAGATTCAGTTGGTTTTGTGTCGGAACTTATCCAGTTTAAATCTGTATAATCAAAACCTCCCCAACTCCATTCGCTTGTTGGTTTTAAAGATGCTATTGCTTTATGTCTGTTGTAAATCATTATGCTCCTATCTCAAATAATGTCATTGTAGAGGGCATATTTCCTTCTGAAATTTCTATTTGGTTGGCATTATGTGACCCGATTTGAATTTTATAAGTCAAAGTCGTAGACCCATCTCCACCCGGTGAACTGTCTAGTGCTGTCCAAGTACTTCTGTTTCTACTATGTGCGCCTGATGCTCCGCCTGCATTATCGTAAATATCATACATACCGCCAGAAACCATTACTTGACTACTGCCTCTTAAAATTTTAATACCATAACCTTCACCACCACTCGTTGCAGAGTGCAATAAAGACATTAAAGTTACTTGCACTAAAACTTTACTATTAGTTTGTGGAACAATATCTGCATTAAAATTTGTAACATCAACAAATGAACCACTACTTGTACTAAATTGCGTTGTTGTCTGAAAATGAACCACTTGTAAAAGTTTTCCCGCACCTATACCAGTTCCACTAACACCACTATTAGTAATCTGCATACGTTCAACACCACCAGTTGAGAACTTGATAGTGTCAGCAGAGGGAAAACTTATTCCTGTATTTGTATCATCTCCAACAATACTTGGTGCGGAAACTGATCCAGCTACACCTTTAACACCAGTTGTTCCAGAAAGTTCTAAGCTCATAATTAAATAATAACTAATAAACTGCCAGAAGGCACAGTCACAGTAACACCAGCATTTACAATAGGACTTACTGTGTGTGCATTTTTCCCTGATGTTATCGTATAGTCTGTTGTTACATTAGTGTCCGATTCAAAAAACACTTCATCATTACCTCCCCCTGTAGCTCCAGCACCACCTCCCACAGCCGTGAACTCAGATCCGTTATATATTTCAGCAGAAGTAGTTGTACTATTAAATCTAAAGTCTCCTGTCGATGGCGAACCAGGTCTTTGTGCGGTAGTTCCAACGGGTATTTGTAAAGCTGTTGTGTAATTATGTATAACATCACCAGTAAATGTTGCTCCTGCAACTGGAGCTAGACCTAAATTTGCCTGTGTTACATTACCAATCTCGATATATCCATTATTACTAGCATTTCTTAACTTAAGAAGATTAGATGTTGTATTAACTGATAATTGGAACGCAACCTGTGTACCACTAGGATCTGCTGATCCACTATTTAAACTCTGTATAGCAGCAAAGACATTATTAAGGTCAGTTCTTACAGCAGAGCCTGTGCCATTGTCTATTGTATAGTCTGTAACTTGAGCCATTTAGAAAATCACCTTGTGCATATTCTACCCTCCTTTACCAAATCCG